TAATTATTGATCCTCAATATTGATTGATGAAAAATCCCCGTTATCTTTTGCTAGCATGTCATTATATTCAGCTAAAAGATCGGATTCCAAATTATAGTCAATTTCATCTGGACTAGTGATTAATTGAAATCTTTTTGTATTATCAATTGAGTTTAAAGCCTTTATAAGTTTTTTAGTGTTTAACATGATTTTTAAGCCTTTCGGTTATGTTATGAGATAAAACGGATATTAAGTATAAATTTTGTAACCTTTTTGAATCTAAACTTTCCAAGCGATATAATTCATCGCATAATTGATCAATAGTCAATTCTGATATCGTGTCAATGTTATCTATTGTAATCATTAATAAGCCCCTTGTTTATATTGATCTGGTGATATTGAATCCCATATTTGAAAATTATGATCGTAGATCATAGCTAGTTTACGTAAATTATGCTTTTCATTAATGCCTTTCATATAGGCTGCATGATCATCAGAATAGCTATAATGCCAATCATGAGATTCTAAAGCCTTGATATATTCTTTTAAGCCTTGCATAGTATTCATAGTGTTATATCCTTATATAGTGTTTAAGATTAGATTATAGTAAATTAATATTTACGTCAATAGGTTTAACGGACTTATAAAAAGGATTAATGATATATATGCCTATTAATATATGATAAGAGCTTATATTCAAAATCATCGCTTAAATAAGATATATAGTTATTTGATCCGCCTGTATAGTCTTTAAAGTTTTTAGCGGTTCGGATTAAAATCTTGCCCTCTTTAAAGTATCTTACATCCGATATACTTATATAAAAGACTTGATCATGGATCGTCTTTATAAACCCGCTAAAGTAAAAATGCCCGTTATTAAAGGATTGATCCTTAATATAAGGCTTTAATACCTTTTTAAGATAATTAATGCTTTTACGATAAGCCCCTTTCCATTGCTGCGTTTTATAGCAGGATGATTCAAAATGCTGGTTATGCAATGTAACGTGTAATTGATTCATGATAATGCCCCTTATGTAATTAATAGTAAATTTATATTTACATGATGAATAGTAAACCCATATTAAAGAATGTCAATATATAATTGTGATATAATTTACTTATCACCTATTGACATAATGAAGGATATAGTATAATGACCGATAACGATAATGATAATCATTCTCAATTGGATAATGTAAGCCCCGATATAAAGCCCGATGCATTAAAGCAGGATGATATAAGCATGGATAGCGTACCTAATGACAAGGCAATAGTACCCGATAGCATTGAGACAGGCAAGGATAAAGGCGGAAGACCCCCACACCTTCCAGATGCGACCACCCGAAATAAAGTCTTCATGTTATCGACAGTAGGAACACGCCACGAAGATATAGCCACAGTACTAGGCATTAGTGCAGATACCTTGACTAAATATTACAAGGAAGAACTTGACAAAGGTCGTATTGAGGCTAACGCTTCTGTAGCTGAAACTCTATTCAAGCAAGCTAAAGAGGGTAACACAACTGCTATGATATTCTGGTTGAAGTCTAGAGCTAAATGGAAAGAGTCTACACAGCATGAGATTAGTGGTAATCCAGATGGCACACCTGTTGAAGTAAAAATTGTAACTGGAATTGAGTAAGACCCCCCACCCCTTTTTTTAAAAAATCGAAAACCTCTCTGCGAATGAAACGCCAGTAGGGTAAAAATTACATAGGATATTTTATGGTAGAACCAATTGAGCCAGCCGAAAGCAAACCTACATACGCAGACGTAAGTGAAAATAAAGTTGTAGCAATATTTGTCTTATTATGTCTTCATGCTGTAACTAACGCACATATTAACCATTGGCGTTCTAATTCATTTTCTGTGCACGCAGCCCTAGGTGAGTTCTATTCGGAGCTACAAGAGGCTCTAGATGAGTTTGTAGAGGCATATATGGGTAAGTATGGTCAAATCAAAGACTACCCAGAATTTTACGCACTTCCTAATAAAGACCCTTTGGCTGAACTTAAAATGTTATGCGAAGGCATTTATACCTTACGTGAGAATATGCCAGAAGATTCAGAACTAGAAAACCTTATCGACAATATCGAAAGTCTTGTTGATACCGCAATGTATAAAGTTAAATTCTTAAAATAGGAGTCACTATGCCACATGCAAAAGTAAAAACTAATAAGCAACTTATTAAAGAAGGTATGGAAACATACAAATCTAAAGGTGCAATGAAGAAGCACGAAAAGAAAGAATCTAAAGCTAAAGAGAAAAAAGAGAAATAATGATTAAGAAGGGTAAAGAAACATTCTCTGGTTATAACAAACCAAAGAAGACTCCTAGCCACCCTACCAAGTCACATGCAGTATTGGCTAAAGTAGGTGACAAAGAAAAACTTATTCGCTTTGGTCAGCAAGGCGTTACAGGCGATAAAACAAATACAGCAAGAGCAAAATCATTTAAAGCTAGACATGCTGATAATATAGCTAAAGGTAAAATGAGTGCTGCTTACTGGGCTAATAAGGTTAAATGGTAATTATGAAAAATGCTAAAAAAGGTAAAGGTACTAAAGGCAAAGGCAAGAAATGCTAATTGGCTTATCATTCTGGCAATTATTGCTGATATTTCTTTAATCGTAAACATTATACATCACTGGTAAGGAGCGATGACCCTATATGGAGTCGCAAACAAAAACATTAGATACAGGTTATAGACCACGAGTCCCTCAAAAACTTATACACCAAGCTGTGAAAGACCACAGGTTTGTAGTGGTGGTAGCACACAGACGTATGGGTAAAACTGTATCAGCTATTAACCAACTTATACATTCTGCATTAACATGTACCAAGAAAGACCCTAGGTACGCATATGTAGCACCAACCTACAATCAGTCCAAGAGAATTGCGTGGGATTATTTGGTGAACTATACTAGACCTCTTGGAGCAAAGGCAAACATTGCTGAACTTCGCGTTGATTTTATGGGTAGACGTATCTCTCTCTACGGTGCAGATAACCCAGACTCACTTCGTGGTATTTACCTCGATGGTGCAGTAATAGACGAAGTAGGGAATATCAATCCATCAGTCTTCAGTGACATTATCCGACCTGCGTTGACAGACCGACTAGGTTTCTGCGTTGCTATGGGTACACCCAAGGGCAACAATCACTTTAGAGGATTACGAGATAGAGCCGCTGAAGGACAAGGATGGAAATTACTAGAGTTTAAATCTAGTGACACAAAACTTTTAAATGCAGAAGAATTAAATGCTGCACGTTTAGAAATGGGCGAAGACAAATTCATGCAAGAATTTGAGTGCTCATTCAATGCACCTGTAGAAGGTTCATACTATTCTAAACTTATAAACGAAATTGAAGAAAAAGCACACATGTGCGAAATACCTCGTGATGACTTATGTCGTAGTTACACAGCGTGGGACTTGGGTATGTCAGACTCTACTGCTATATGGGTAGCACAATTGACAGGAAAAGAAATACGTCTTATTGACTATATGGAAAATCATGGTCAAGGTCTTGAATACTATGTTCAATGGCTTAAAGATAATGACTATATGCACTTTGAGCATATCCTACCACATGACGTAGAAGTAAGAGAATTAGGTACTGGCAAATCTCGTAAGGAGACTCTAGAAGATGCTGGACTTCATATTATTACTGCTCCTCGTTTTAATGTTGCTGATGGCATACAAGCTGCTAGACGAATAATTCCTAGATGCTGGTTTGACCCAAAGACAAAACAAGGACTAGATGCACTACGTAACTATCGTAGACACTACGATGAAAAGCGTGCAGTTTTTCACGATAGACCATTACATGATTGGTCATCGCATGCTGCAGATGCTTTTAGATATTTAGCAACAGGTCTAGATGAAGCACCAATGGAAGAATGGAATAGACCTATTAACGTAAACACTAACTGGATAGTATAATGGCAAAAGAAAATGTAAAAAAATCTGGGTACATAATGGATGAGAACAAACTCAAAGCCATTATTGACTCTGAAATTTGGTCATCACTAGGTTACATTCAATCTGAAACTACAGGTGAAAGACAAAAAGCACTTGAGTATTATCTCCGTAGACCATACGGTAACGAAGTAGAAGGTAAGTCACAAGTAGTTACAGGTGAAGTTGCAGAGGTTGTTGATGGTGCATTGCCACAACTTATGCGTATATTCGCATCTTCTGACAACGTAGTTGAGTTTGAACCTGTTCGTGAAGGTGATGAAGCACTTGCCAAACAAGCTACTACATATGTAAATCACGTTTTCTATAAAGACAATGATGGTTTTAGCGTTATGCACAATTGGTTTAAAGACGCTTTACTTGAAAAAGTAGGTGTTGTTAAAGTTTATTGGGATGACGAGACAAATATTACTCGTGAAGCCTATAGAGGTTTAACAGATGATGAGCTTGCACTCATTATGCAGGATGAGGAAGTTGAGATTGTTAGCATTGATACTAAAGAAAACATTGATGAAAACCTAAATCCCAATAGTCCTATCCCTACGCACGATGTTAAAGTGCGTAAAACTATTCGTAATGGCACAGTTCGTGTAGAAAACGTACCACCAGAAGAGTTTTTAATCTCTAAACGTGCTAGAAACATTCAAGATTCACCATTTTGTGCACATCGTAAGATGATGACACGTTCAGAACTCATTGCTATGGGTTTTGAGCCTAAAATTGTTGAAGGTTTACCTACTGGTGACGCTTTAGAGTTCTCTCCAGAACGTATTGCACGTTATACACGTGGCGAACAACCTACAGATATGATGTCTCAAGACCATTCTATGCAATTATGCGAGGTTTATGAGTGCTATATCAAGGTAGATTACAACGATGATGGTGTAGCAGAGCTACGTAAGATTACTTATTGCGGTAGCACTATACTTGCAGACGAAGATTGTGATTATATTCCATTTCACTCTATCTGCCCACTACCAATTCCACATAAATTCTTTGGTCAATCACTAGCTGACCGTGCTATGGACTTGCAATTAATCAAGTCTACAGTGACTCGCCAAATGTTAGATAATTTATACCTAACAAATAACTATAGAGTTGGTGCAGTTGAAGGTCAAGTCAATTTAGACGACTTATTAACATCAACAGCAGGCGGTGTAGTGCGTATTAAAAACCCAAATGCTCTTGTACCACTTACAGTTCAATCAAGTGCTGGTCAATCTTTCCCAATGTTAGAGTATTTAGACAATGTACAAGCTAAACGTACAGGTGTTTCAGACACTCAACAAGGTTTAGACCCTAATGTATTACAAAATACAACAGCAACTGCAGTGGCAACCATGTCAAGTGCAGCTAATGGTAAGTTAGAACTTATTGCTCGTATCTTTGCAGAAACTGGTGTCAAGTCATTATTCCAATCTATCTTTAGATTGCTATGCAAATACCAAAAACAACAAAGAACATTAAGAATTGCTGGTCAATATGTTCCATTTAATCCACGTGAATGGTCAGAACAATATTCTATTTCTATTAACGTGGGTTTAGGTAATGGTTCACGCACAGACCAACTTGCTACATTACAAATGATTCTTGGAAAACAAGAGCAAATATTGCAAAGTCAAGGTGCTGCTAATCCTATTGTTGATGTTAAACAATATCGTGATACTTTAGCTCGCATGATTCATATGGCTGGCTTTAAAGACGCATCTAGCTTCCTTAAAGATATTACTCCAGAAGAAAATGCAAGAATTTCACAACCACAACCACCTCAACCAGATTCTAATGTACAAGCTACACAAATCTTGGCACAGGTTGAACGTGAAAAAGCACAACTTAAGGCACAAACTGAACAAGCTAAACTTGAGTTAGAAAAACAACAAATGGAATTAGATAATGCTCGTAAACAACTTGAATTGCAAATGCAAGAAATGAAGTTACAAGCAGATGCACAAGCACAAGCTGAAAAATCTAAATCTGAATCATTAAAATCAGTTATGGCATCACTTAAAGACATTAAGGATTTGCAATCTAACGCACAATAATGAATATACAAAATATACAGAACATCTTAAATGATGACGACTTTAAAGAAGTACTAAAGTCAATCATAGATGGACATATGCAAACAATTATTAACTCTAATGCAGAAGAAAATCTTATTAGAGAGCAAGCCTATCATAAGATAGCTGCTGTAAACGAATTAATCGGCACACTTGAATCTGTAGCTGCAGGACAAGCTATTGCAGAGAACCGATTTAAAATATTGTAGACATTTCTACATTTGGTACGCCTCCCATAGAGG